GACCAGGTGATCAGCTCGTTGTTCGCCCCGAAGGACGCGAAGACGGGGGCCGGTGGGGGCCTAGTCACCGGGCTCGCTTCAATGCTGGGCAATTTCGCAATGTCCTTCTTCGCTACAGGCGGCGCCGTGCAGGCGAGTCTCCCCTACGGCGTCTACTCAAGGCCGACGTTGTTCCCGATGCAGACCCCGGGGTTCCACCCCTACGCCGCGGGCGTCGGCCTGGTCGGGGAGGCCGGGCCGGAAGCAATCCTCCCGCTGACCAGAACGTCCGGCGGCGACATGGGAGTCAGGGCCATCTCCCAGCAGCCGGTGGTGAACATCACCGTGAAGAACCTCCCAGGGCAGTCTGCAAAGACCAGCCAGGACAACGAGGGCAACATCACCATCGAGATCCTGGAGGCCCGCCTGGCGTCCAGGGTGATGAACGGAAGTTCCCCTCTCCCGAGGGCGATGGAGAACTCCTACGGGCTGCGGAGAACCTAGATGGCGCTTTCGGCAGACCTCCAGACCCGCTACACCTCGGAGATCGACGTCGACTGGGTGCACGGTTTCATCCTGTCGCACCCTAACGCGGCCACCAGGTACATCTGTTCGGGCACGGCGGAACTGCAAGGGATGGTGGACGGGAATCCGCAGACGTTCACCCCGGTCCCTGTCGAGATCACTCCGGCGTCGAGGGACGACAGCGGCCGGTCCGACATGACCTTGACCTTCTGTGGCATCCAGAACGAAGCTCTGGACTTCCTCTATGACGCCCTGGATGGTGCCACCAAGCCGATTACCTGCCGCTACAGCATCTTCATTCCCCCGGCCACGGCCCCCCAGATTTACCCTTGGCTAGAGTTCCAACTGACCGGCATCTCAGTCACCGACACCGCGGTTTCGGCAACAGCCTCAAGGTCGAACGTCGTCAACGTCTCGTTCCCTACCGAACTCTACCGGGTGGAACAGTTCCCCGGGCTGCGGAGACGCTGATGGAGACCTGGGAGGCAGTCGTGCGCGACTTGGTCGGCACCCCGTTCCGCTGGAAGGGTGACGGGGCGGGCGGGTGCGATTGTTGGCAGCTCGTGCAGGAGGCAACCAGGAGGCTCGGCCTGCCAATCCCTCCCGACTACGACTACCAGGTCATCGCCGACGTGGAGGGGGTCATCCAGGTGGAGAAGGAGGCCCCGCAGTGGGTCAGGCAGGACACCCCCCAGCCGGGCGACGTGGTCGGGCTCAGCAGCAGGGAGCGGCTGCACCACATCGGCATCCTAACCCCCTACGGAGTTCTCCACACGACGCGAAAGTTGGGGGCCTGTATAATGCCTGAAGCCTCCCTACGCGCCAGCGGGTACCAGCGGATTGAGTATTACAGATGGGTTCCATAACTGTCTTTGAAAACCCTCTGGATTACTCTGACTCCAAGGAGTTCGAGCATACTGGGCCGCTTATTGACTTTCTTCAGGGGCAGTTCTCTGCGGGCTTTGGCGGGCGCAGCCATACCATAGCCTTCAATGGAAGCAAGCTCAGGGTGGAGGACTACGACAGGGTAATTGGGAAGTCTGATACGGTAGCGATTGCTATACTTCCGGCTTTGCCGGCTGGTGTGGTAGTTGCGCTGGGGGCAGCGTTCTTAGAATACGTCGCCCCGGTTATCATTGGGATGGTGGTTTCCACCGTTCTCAACTACGCAATCAACCGCTTCTTTGGCCCCAAGGGGACGAAACCGCAATCTCCAAACCCCGCCGGTACCGCGGTAAGTGGAGGGCTCCCCGCCGCATCTCCAACGTATTCTCTCGGTCCTCCGAGTAACGTCGCCCGGTTGGGGCAACCAATCCCGGTGGCGTATGGCGAGAACCTGCTGGTCCCCGACCTTGCCGCATACCCCTACTCGTGGTTTGAGAACAACCACCACTACGTCGGGTTGTTGTTGTGCCTGGGGCAGGGGCAGTTTGACATCCAACAGATCTTGGTAGGCAACACCGATGTTACGTCGTTGGCCTCAGGGGTAATAACGACTACCGTTTTTCCTCCCTACCTGCACCATCAAACCTTCGGCACGATCCAAAATACGACCGCGGTGTTTGAGAACGTATACAGTTCTCCTGAGGTGTCTGACCAACTGTTCGCGGCGGCGGTATTAGCGGAAGACGGAGGCGTCTTTTCATCCTCCGGCAACCTGTTCAATCAAGACGGTCACGCATGTTTTTACCTAGACGCTGATGCCTCGTATTTTGCTGCGCAATTAAAAGACGGCAAGCAAATCTGGGCCATCGTCATAAACTCTACTGCTGCTGGGAATAACAGCCCCCCGGACACCGGGTACACGGTGACCTATATCGCGAATCCGGGGCAATTGAACGCCGGGCATTTTGGGCACATCTCTTTATCCTCATGGCCCGCTGGCCCCAGCAATGCAACCATCAAACTGTCGCTCACTGACCCGGCCTATTGGGACCAAGAAACCCCGGGGGGCGGGCCGTTAGGCCCCTATGTGGCAACCCCTGCCGGGGTCTATACAAGTTATCTTCAATACGATATCGTGTTTCCTGGGGGGTGTTACAACTCTGATTCAACTACAGGAAATATCACTGCGTTGACGGTAGGGATTTTGTTCAGAGCGGAACTGGTTAATGACGCGGGGGTGCCGCTCGGGGGTGCATACGAGGAATACTATATAGAGACCATGGGCACGACGACCCCGCAGCGTAGGACCATACACCATGTGGTCCCCTATGGCCGGTATCGGGTGACCGGGCTTCGCACGACCCCAAAGCCTTGGACAGCGTCATCAAACAGTGAGTGCAACTGGGTGGGCTTGAAGGCAGTGCTAGGACACCCGTCTGGGACGCCGGTTTACGGTGACGTGACGCTGATGGCCATCAAGGCCCGCGCAACTGAAGGGCTGTCTTCAGACGCCTTGAATAGGATCAGCGTTCGGTGCACCAGGTACAATAACCGGGACGGGGCGCTAAGTCGGAACCCTGCTGACGCCTTCCTCGACATCGTGACGAACCCGACCTACGGAGGGAAACGCCCCGATACCGAGATTGACTGGGCAACTTGGAACGTGATGAAAACCGCGTGGGGAACGGCAGGTAAAGTACTCGATGCGGTCTACGATACCCCCAATGACCTGTGGAGCGCCATGGGGATGTCACTCCAGATGGTGCACACGGCCCCTACGATGGCGGGGGCGCTCATTTCACTGGTAGAAGACAAAGACTATCTTGTCCACGAGTTCGCGTTGACAGAGGATACCATTAAGTCCCTCAGTCTGACGTTCCTTTTCGATGACGGAACTGAAGTTGATGGAGTTGAGGGCGCTTACAGAGACCCAAATGACAGCGCAGAACTCTTCGTGACCTACCCACCTACTGCGGTTAATCCTGAGAAGGTTCAACTTTTCGGCTGCCGGAACGAAGCTAATGCCCTGGCCTATGTAACTCAGCGGTGGAAGCAGCTCGCTCTGCGCCGGCTACTTGTCACGATAGAGACAGAACTTGAGGGTGAGGTGATCAGAGTAGGTGCCCCGATCTTGGTCACTCACCCGCTCCTAATGGCAGGAGAGCCAACCCTGTGTGTGGTGCACAGCATAAAGGCAAACGGCGAATTCGGCAGGACGTTAGAGTGCCACCGTCATGAATCAGGCGTTTACGCCTAACCAATAACCGGAGAATCCCATGAGTTGGAGTGTTGCAGTAGAAGTCGCGGTGCAAACCGCTATCAAAACCCAGATTGACGGCGCTGGGGCGTCCGCTTATTTTGAGATCTACGACTCAGGCAACGTATTGTTATCCACCTTGCCGCTAACGTACCCTTGCGGTACTGTCAGCGGAACGACGGGGCAACTCTCGTGCACCTTCGGGGACAGGGACGAAGAAGCAGCAGCCACAGGCACCGCTGATCATGTGGTGCTTAAGAACGCCGCCGGGGTGGCCGTAGAGACCAACATCCCCTGTCAGGCGGGGTCGACACCCGTGGCCGGCTATTTCGTCATGCCTTCGCTCAGTATCGTGGCAGGTACCCCGGTCGAGGGGATAGACCCCTTCACCATCGGGTAACCGAGAAAGAGAACTGTGGGCGCCTACGTCACTCTACCATCCGCAGCCGGCGTGCCCGGTGGCTATGGGGTTTCCGGGGAGACCCAGGGGATGTGCGCCCTGCCCTCCGGGGCGAGGGGTGCATCAATACGCGCCCTTGGTGTTACGGGGGTAGCGTCCGCACGGGTGTCCCTGCCCTCTGGTGCGCAAGGGAAGATCCAGGCGCTCCAGGCGTGGTCAGTGGTCAGTTCAGCGGTGCTCGGGCTCCCATCGGCCGCAGGGACCCCGAGTGTCTTCGCCCACCCCGTGGTAACGGCCAGGGTGAGTCTTCCGTCCGCCGCGGGGATAGTGCGAGCATCCGCAGCGCCGCAGGCGGACCTTTGGGCCGCCGCCGGGTTCCCTCTGCCAGAGATCCAGGGGTATTCCTACACCAATGACCCGGGGCTGGTGCGGACGATGATGCGCTCCGGGTACAGCCGGCAGCGCAGGCGTTGGGGGTTAGGGTACTACCAACTCTCCGCCGGGTTCACCCTCCAGATGGCTGACATCCCCCTGCTGGAGCAGTTTTTCCTTGAAAACGCTGCGGAGTGGTTTACCATAACCTTGGTGACGGGCAATACTGAGCGCAGACATACCGTGAGATTGTCCGGGGACCCGAACTACGGCAACGTGTACGGTGAGAACATAGGCGTCACCGTGGTTCTGGACGTACAAAGGGACCCACAATGATCACCACTTGGAGGGACCTCGGGCTCCCTTACCCACAGGTCGGTGGGTTCAGCTACAAGGTTGCGTTGGGGGTGTTGAGCACCCCGTTTCCTACTGAGTACCCACGACGGGCACGTGTAGTCACTGCGGCGGTAAAAAGTTTCTCCCTAACCTTCAACGTGACTGAGGCGCAACTGAAACTAGCAGAGGGTCTGCTAACGTCACGAGGGTATCGAGGATTCGCTTTACGGCTAACAGGAGGACCATGCACTCTTCCAGTAGGATTGCGGCTAACTGACAAATATACTGTCTCTGCGCTTGGCTATGATTATTATTCTTTGGTGGTGGAAGCGGAAGAAGTAGAGACATGTGAAATTTACGCAGCGGTGTTTGATGATCTTACGTTTCCTGACCTCACGGTCTACGACTTTCCTGTCCTAAGTGATTTGGCAGACGCTTGGGGGGTGTTAGACGCCCCCTGGACACTGAACGGAGCTTGTCCCATGGTCCCTAGTTTACCGGTCTACGACTTTCCTTTCCTGAGTGATCTGGAGACCGCCTGGGGAGTTTTAGATTCCCCGTGGGAAGATCCTGCTGACTATCTGGGGTGCTGATGACCATAAATTATGACACTTGTTGCCCTGAGATACTGGCCGAAATCGGTGCGATCCTGCAAGAGATCGAAGAAATCGAGGTATGGGCAGACGTTACCAGGGCAGAGATCACCAACAAGCTATTCCCGTATTTTACCTTAATAAACGGGTTTCCTGGTCAATGGGTCAATAGCCCGCCAGGTGGGTACTTCCCGGTCCTTGCTGAGCTAGTAGGGCGAATCACATCTTTCGGGATAGGCTGGGGAGAGTGGTGGTTCTTCATGGATGAGGACTGCCGACTGAACCTTTGCGACAGAACAGACTTTTGTTTGTCATCTGACCCCGGCCAGTGCCGGGTGACGCTGAACGGAGTTCAACTGACCCCTGGAGATGACTACGCCATCACAGGTTCCAGACTTGTACTGGAATACCGCCTTGAATACGGGGATCTTCTCATCGTGAAAAGCTACGGGGTGGCCCCATGAGTCTCGAAACTTGCATTGCTCAAGTGTGTACTGACGCGGCAACCGTCTCCAGTGCGGTTTCTGACGTACTCAATACCCTGAGTCAGCTTGAGGACGCCGCCGAGGCCCTAGACGTAGTAGCCGGCAGCAGTGGATCGGCGCTACAGTGCGTTATCAATGGGCCGGTAGGGGGTACGTGCGACCTCCCGCTAGGAGGGTCGTTACCAACTCTTGCGGAGGCCCTGGCGCAGTTAAACCTGACCTCGATTGGAGCGATTTCAGTAGAGGCGTTTACGGCAACAGGCGGAGACACAGGAGTCACGCTTTCTACTCCCGTGTCAAACGCACTCTACCTGGAAGTCGCGTTAGATGGGGTGCTCCTGTCAAACCCGTCAGACTACACAGTAGCCGGTACGGCGGTCACGTTCACCGAGCCTTTAGAGGCGGGTGACACCGTCTCGACCAGGATCTTCTCTCTAGCATAGGTGCCCCATGAGCTATTCCCGCAACCTCGCCCGTATTTCCCGCACCGGGGCCCCGACCGTAGATAGCGCCCAGGCCTTGCGCGACCTAACTATCTATAACGGGCTTCAGCCCTCTGTGGTACTCACTCTCGGGGCTAAACTCGCCGACGACGGCGGAGGCGGGGTCTGGCGCTGGGACGCGGATAGCATCGCCGACGATGACCTGGCCACCGTGCTGCTGCCAACAGGGCATGTCGGTCCTGGACGCAGGGTCCGCGTATGGGACGGCAAGTTGGTTAACCTGCTGTGGTACGGACTCCCCAGGAATCAGACCGATGACGATGCAGCGGTTATCACGGCAGCAATTGCTGCCAGCCCCTACGTCGATTTTCGCCTGCCGGCTGGCAGTTATTGGTTTCACACCACGCTTTTAGTCGAGCGAACCAATGTCAGTCTAATCGGCGACGGTGAGTTCTCAACCTGGATTTACCGAGTGGCAGATGGTTATGACCTGATTCACTATTTCACTCCGCTAGACAAGTTGATTCCCAATAAGCACTACACGATTAGTGGGCTGTGTCTGTGGAGTGAGATAGATGGACTGCTGAATACAAGTGGTGCGTCTTTGCATATTGAATGGGGTTCACGCGCCAATATCCGTGACATTCAGTCACGAGGGGGCTACGAGAACTTTGTCTTTGAGGCGTTAAGTAACAGTCATGTAAGCAGACTGCATACGTTTACCAATGCCAACTTTGGGGGTGTGTTAGCTCCAGGAAGTTCCCAGCTACGTTTTAGCTCCATTGAGCGCAACAACGACCTAAAGAACTGTGCCGCATTGACGGTCAACGGTGTTATTGCCAATTTGTCATTAGGCAATGTCGGCGGCTTGCTGGAGCGCAATGTCGTGATCAATGGGTCTGATGGTATTTGGTTTAGCCAGTGCCATTTCGGTTGGGCAGACAAGGGCTGTATGTTGATCCTCCCAGAGATTTTCCCATCCGGCAAACAGAGCAACGTGATCGGGCTGATATTCAACGCCGTTCACTTCGACGGCCAGGATTACGAGGTCGATTATTCCGTTGAGTACCAGCAGCCAGCAGGCTATACAGGCAGTATCAAGGGACACACCTACACGGGCTGCCAGGCGACGGCGTGCAGGCTTGCGGGCTATAAGTTCCCGCTAGACCCGGATAACAACATCCAAAACATGATGTGGGCAGGAGGAAAGGTCCAAAATTCCACGGGGTGGGGATTTGATGTTGAGGGAGGAACGTCTTTCGTAATCACCGGGATGCATTTATCCGATTGCGATCTAGGTGGTATGCGTATGCGCAATTCCAGGTATTTCAACGTCGCTGCCACTTTCCAAAACTGCACGGTCGGATTGTCAGTTGATAAAAATTCCGACTCATCGAAGTTCGATTGCGTATGGCAGGAGTGTGACACGGACGTTGTCATCGAAAACATCAACGGCGCTAACGAGCGCGTGTCGATTAGCGGAACGACTACGACGAACTACATCGTCGAATCGGCCGCGACCATTGCGGTGCCGCTGCCACAAACCTTTTTCCGAGTCACCGGAGCAGTCCCCATTACCGCAGTTGATAGTAGCGAAGTCTTCTTGGGCCGCGAGATCACTCTGTTTTTCCCGACCGGCGGTACCGTAGTGGATAGCGGGTCTCTGCGCTTGGCCGGAGATTTTGTTGCGGGGGCTTGGTCCAGCCTTAGTTTGTTATGGGCAGGCACAGGCTATTGGCAGGAGAAGTCCCGCAGCATCAATAGCTAAGATTGACCACGGCATCGGCCGCAGCCGCATCGGCGGATCGGTGGGTGACCATCACCACCTGCTTGCCGGCGTAGGCCAGCAGGGAGGTGAACTGGAGGGACACCGAGTCCTGCGCTGCCGCAGTCACCTCGTCAAAGAGCATGACCGGGAACGGGCAGCCAGAGGCAGCGGCCAGGGACAGCTTGATCGCCGTCGAGAAGATGGCCCGCTGCATGCCTGAGGCGGATCCTTCCACGGCGATCTCCCTTCCGTGCTCGGTGTAGATGAAGTCCCCGGCGGCGTTGCGTGAGAGCCTGGTGACATCCCCCGAGGTCACCTCCTGAATCATCGTCGAGGCGTAACCCAGCAGCTGGTCCCAGAACGCCGCGGTGAATCGGTCCCGGTTGCTCCGGAGGAACTTCTGAAGCTCGGCGAAGCCGGCCTCACGGACTCGGTAGCCTTCCCTCTTCTCTTCGGTGGCCCGGGCGTAGCTCAGATCCTGCTCCAGGCCCCTCACGAGGGCCTCCACCTCGTTCTGGTGGACGAGGGTGGCTGCCTTGATCTGCGCGGCCCCCCAGGCGCTCTCAGACGCCCTCTTGGCAGCCTCGCCCGCAGCCGCTAATTCTTCCGGTGTCGGCCCCTCGGGGACCTCGATCGCGTCCAGGAACTGCTTGGCCTGAGCCACCCAAGCTTCCGCCTGCGCGAGCCCCTGCTGTGCGGCCTGAGCCCTGTTGAAGGATTCCTCAGCGACCCGTAGTTCTTCCTGGGCCTGGGCCACCATCCCCGGGTCCACCGGGGGCGGCAGCTGCCCATTGAGCCGGTCGATCTCGTTCAGCAGCCCGTCTTCGTAGACGACCCAGTCCCGCAGCAGGGAACTGCTGGCCCGGATCTCCGCGTTGCCGTCGGTGATCGCCTTCAGTTTGGCGTGGGCGGCGCTGGATGCCTCCTTGGCAGCCGCTAGTGACTCTTCGGCCGCTGCACAATCGGCGTGCAGTGCGCCCAAGTCCTCATCCCCGAACGGCCGGTGGCAGGTTGGGCAGACCCCTTCCCGACAGGCGTCTCCAGCCTTCTCCGCAGCCTGCGTCAGGATCCTTACCTGGTCGATGAGAAGGGCAACCTCGGCTTCGGCGGCGGTAGGATCCTCTTCGTAGACCCCGACCAGCTTCTCTTTCAGGAGCTGAATCTGCCCGGCCGCTGCCGGCAGCTTCTCCTGCAAAGCGTCAATTTGCGCCTGTAAGTCCTTCTGCCTGATCAGGGCGACCAACATCTGATCCAACTCTGTCCGTTCCGGCTTCTCCGGAACGGTATCCGGAACAGCCGCCTTGGTGAGGGCCAGTTGCTTCTCTGCCTCGCGCAGCACCCCGAGGGAGACCTCGCGTTCCGTCTGAGCTGAGGAGGTCTTGGCGGCAGCCTCCTGGAGCCCTTCCGAGTGCTTGTTGGCAGCCTGACTGGCCCGCGCCGCCTGATCCGCCTCCCTGGTCGCGACGGAGTACGCGGTCTTGGCCCCCTCCAGTACGCTCATCTCGCCCCTGAGTTCTTCCTCGAGCTGGGACACGGTCCGATCCGTCGCCGGCAGGGCAGACAGGGCCCCCTCGCACTGATGAAGCTGCCCCTTGATCCGCTCTAGGGCGGTGTCCACCACGTCCGTGCCGGTCACCCTGGCCACATAGTCCGCCAGCTTCGCCGAGCCGACGGACAGGAAGGCATCAGCCTCCCCCTGGAGGGTGACATTGAAGTCGAGGAAGCTCCGCATCGACATCCCGATCAGGTGCTCGATCTCGGCGGTCACCGGGCTGTTGCCGGTGGCCTTCTTGACCCCCTCACAGGTCAGGGTGGCGGACTTCAGGCCCCGGGACACGGTGTAGACCTTCCCCTCGGCCTCGAACTCCAGCTCGACCCGCATGTCCGTCTCGCCGTGCGTGGTCAGGTCCGCGGCAGTGCCCGGCGTTGCCTTGACCCCGAACAGGGCGAATGTAATGGCCCCGAGGATTGAAGATTTTCCAGCCCAGTTGCTCCCACACAGGAGTACTAACCCTGGGGGGAAGTCCAGCGTCAAGGTGCGGGGCTTCCTCCAGTTGGTGAGGCTAAGTTTTCTTAGCATTGGTCATCTCCACGTATTCGGCCAGCAGTTCTTGGATGTTCTCGTCAGGGGCTATGCAGAACCCAAGCTCGGTCAGATTGAAGTACTGATCGGCGCACGATTCGCAGTGGTACCAATCAGCAAGATAGATGCGCTCCCCCTCCCCGAGGATCTTGATCTCGATGTCAGAGCTGGATTCCCTCCACCGTGTAAACTTAGCGGTCAGGTCTCCAACTGCGATTTTCGCCCCGCAACTCTTACACTTCCTGGAGCGCTTGGTCTTGAGCACCGAGTAGTCCTCTGGGGGCTCGTACCACCATTCGGTGTCATCGTCGTAGTCCGGGCAGGAGCAGGACAGGCTCATGATTTAACCCACAGCAGGAAAACGACGATTAGGTTTACGATCAACACCCCCAGAGCAAACGCATCGAAGTGCCACAGCATGCGGGCAAAGTGTGGTTCGGGCTTCGGTTCAGTGCCTGTTCTAGGCCCCGGGGTACCAGGCTGCAGCCCCGGCTGCGGCACGTATGGCGCTTTCGCCTTTTCCTTCCAGTGGTCTGCCCGCGGGGTGCAAGGGATCCGGCAGTTCTCGAAATCCCCACAGCAGACTTTGACTGATTCGTGCGCGGCCTCTTCACGGATAACCTCCGCTATCCGCTCTTCCAACGAGCGTAGATCAGGCATGTGACACCTCCTCCCAAAGTGGAACCAAGTGTGGCCGGCTTTCCTGGAGCTCCTGCGAGATCGTCTCCGGCAGCCGGTGAAACGCGGCGACTGATACCTCCTTCCTCTCCCCCTTCTCCTCCTCTGGACGGCGCAGCCGCACGCCGAACGCCCCGGCCTTGAACAGATCGGTGGCCAGCTTCTGGGCTTCCCCGGGGGGCATGTCGTCCAGCAGGTCGTAGTACTGCATCAGGCCCCCAGGAACCAGAGAAGCCGGCCCCTCGTAGAACCGGTCAAGGGTCCAGGTCGGCTGCTCAGAGAAGACGCCGGTCTCGGTGTCGTAGATCAAGCAGCGTTTATCGCTAAGGTTGTCGAACGCCGTCGGGAACACTGAGCCGATGATCTTGATCCGGCCGTCGCAAAGATCCTCAGGGGTATGCTGGTGCCCTATAACGACGGTGTGGAAGTCTGCTAGGAGGCTATAAGCCAGCTCCTGGGTTAGGTTTAGCGTGGACTCGCTGATCCTCTCAGGGTCCATGTCCCAGTTGCAGTGCAGGCAGAGCACGCGGTAGCCGGGGAACTTGGACGCCTCCTGCCGGAGGTCTTCGATCATCGCCTCGTAGGCCGCCTGGGTCAGGACGTGCGGGGCGAAGCAGAACATCGTGCTGCCGACCTCGACGCTGAAGCCCATGTTCTCAGCGAAGTCAGCCGACATCGTGCCAGGCACCATCTCAGCCAGCAGGTGAAAGGCAGTCGCCCGGCCGGCCCGATTCACGGCGTCATGATTGCCGCACAGGATCCCATCTGTGAGATTGGCGATCGGCAAGGAGTCGATGATCGTCTGCTCTGATACAGATTCACGGTCGAAGAAATCACCGAGGCAGAACCGATAGGCATGGCCAGCATTCTTCGAGTCCTGCAGGAGTTGGGCAAGCTCATTGTTCACCCAGACTTCCCTGGCCCGTGAAGACGCTTCAGTGTAATGCGCCTTTCTTGCCAGCCCCTGGTGGGGGTCAGTGTAGAACAGCACCTTAGCCATATCCAACCTCTCGTCTGATCGCTAATTCGACACTGTCATAGAGACGCCGCTCATCGAGGGAAAGCTTCGCTCCCCTGGATTTGCATTCAGCAAGGTAGAGACCGTCCCAGCATTCAACGATGCCAGACAGGG